CAGATTCACCTGAAGTACCGGATGTACCAGATTCACCTGAAGTACCGGATGTACCAGATTCGCCTGAAGTACCTGATGTACCGGATTCACCTGAAGTACCTGATTCGCCACTTGTGCCTGATGTACCAGATTCACCTGAAGTACCTGATGTACCGGATTCACCTGAAGTACCTGATTCGCCACTTGTGCCTGATGTACCAGACTCACCTGAAGTACCTGATTCGCCACTTGTGCCTGATGTACCAGACTCACCTGAAGTACCTGATTCGCCACTTGTGCCTGATGTACCAGATTCACCTGAAGTACCTGATGTACCAGATTCACCACTTGTGCCTGATGTACCGGATTCGCCTGAAGTACCTGATGTACCGGATTCACCTGAAGTACCTGATTCGCCACTTGTGCCTGATGTACCAGACTCACCTGAAGTACCTGATTCGCCACTTGTGCCTGATGTACCGGATTCACCTGAAGTACCGGATGTACCGGATTCACCTGAAGTACCGGATGTACCGGATTCGCCTGAAGTACCGGATGTACCAGATTCGCCACTTGTGCCTGATGTACCAGATTCGCCACTTGTGCCTGATGTACCTGATTCGCCACTTGTGCCTGATGTACCTGAACCACCACTTGTGCCTGATGCGCCTGACGTGCCACTTGAACCTTGTGCACCAGAAGTACCACTTGTTCCTCCGACAGAAACTTCTTCCCAGTTCTTATTTAATATATCGAATGTCAACAAATCCGAACCCATGTCTTGTCCGGCAAAATGCGCAGTAAGACCAGCTCCACTGAGAGTTGGACTACACACCACACCTTTTGTACTAACTAAAAATGAAAGATCTGGTTCTACAGGATGTTCGTCATCATATGTCACTGTACATGTAATCGTGGGTCCAACCACTGAATCGATGCTTTTTATTTTGTAACGTACTGTCCCCGTTAGAACATCATACGACGATGCGTCAAAATAATAAAAATCATTTACAACAACATCTGTTGCAAAAAATCGACCCAATAAATCTGAAAAATCGAATTGAATATCCCAATCCGATCCGTTTTGAGTAGCGTTATTTAAAATTGCTCTTCCGACTAATGATAAATGGCTCATATTGTGTTATATATTAAAAAATTATTTTCCATGCGGCTGACGGATTTCCTGTTAAACCAGTTCGTTGTACAGTTACTATGCCGGATGCGTTTGACACATTCCATTGTGTATTCGCTTGAATAACAGATGGAACTGCGTTGTTATAATATGCTAAAACCGGCATTTGTGTATTAGCTAAAGTTGTTTGACCGTTTAGTTCCGGATATACAATATTAATTGTTGCAGTACTATTAACACCTGCAGCATAATTAAAAGAACATGCATTTAATCTCAAAGATCCTACACTACTAATAGTTAATGTATTACCGCCGGTAAATGTAATACTTGTATTATCAATATCAGTTTGTGATCCTACTCCAGTAATTACAATATTTGCACTACCAGTTGTAAGTGTTCTATAAACCATACTTGCACCACCGCCCCCACTTATACCTGATGTTCCAGCAGCGCCTTGTGCACCTTGTGCACCTGACGTACCACTTGTACCATCGGAACCTACACCTGACGTACCACTTGTACCAGCCGAACCTACACCTGACGTACCACTTGTACCGGTTGCGCCTTGAACACCGGATGTACCACTTGTACCAGTTGCGCCTTGAACACCGGATGTACCACTTGTACCGGTTGCGCCTTGAACACCGGATGTACCACTTGTACCAGTTGCGCCTTGAACACCGGATGTACCACTTGTACCGGTTGCGCCTTGAACACCGGATGTACCACTTGTACCAGTTGCGCCTTGAACACCGGATGTACCACTTGTACCGGTTGCACCTTGAACACCGGATGTACCACTTGTACCGGTTGCGCCTTGAACACCGGATGTACCACTTGTACCGGTTGCACCTTGAACACCGGAAGTACCGCTTGTACCAGTTGCACCTTGAACACCGGAAGTACCGCTTGTACCGGTTGCACCTTGAACACCGGAAGTACCGCTTGTGCCGGAAGCTCCTTGTGCTCCTGAAGTGCCGCTTGTACCGGTTGCGCCTTGTGCGCCGGAAGTACCGCTTGTGCCGGAAGCTCCTTGTGCTCCTGAAGTGCCGCTTGTACCGGTTGCTCCTGAAGTGCCTGAAGTACCTGAACCACTTGCTCCTTGTGCTCCTTGTGCTCCTGAAGTACCTGCTGTACCTGCTGTACCTGCTCCGCCACCGATTGAGGTGACTTTGAATGCGTTATCTTGGTATACGACGTATTTGTAAGCATTTCCGGTATCTGCTTCCAGAGTGAATCTGGAGCCGGTTACACTTCCTGTGGTATCTGTATGAAACAGAACGGACGAGCCTGAAATGTATGCTTCTTCAAAGTAGTTATTGGAGCCAGTACGAAATTGTTTTAGTACAACTGCGTTGGGTGATGGATCATATGTTGGCATAATCTATTAATACACGATTGGTATATAAATATAAACCGGGTGTCAATAAATAAAATAAAATCTAAGATTACTTATTGTTTAGAATTAAGCAGCTGGAGTGAAGTTTCCTTCTTTAAGATTTAATGAACCCTCGCCGTATTTATTGGTTAATTTGTCCATTAACTCTTGTTCTGTCTTTTGCAATGAAAGATATTCTGTTTTGAGTCGATTTTGTTCATTTTTTAATAACAACAGTCGATCTTCCAGCTCAATTGTTTCCAATTGGATTTGGCCAAACTTGATTAATTTTTCTTGAAATTTGTTTTGTAAAAACCGAATATCATTGATTTCGTCGTCTGTGAACTTTATTTTTTCTGGCATAACTTTATAGTATGTTTTGTAATATATAGACCAGATTTTTATTTTAAAACGGTTTTAATGTAATAAATTGATTACAAACCAAATCTAGTTTTACTACTATTGTAAGTTTGCAATATTTCAGTTGCACTTGATGATCTATTATAAATTAATATAATTGGCATTCTACCATTTAAATACCAAAGTGCGCCACTACTTCTTATAAATCCAACATATAAATTGCTTTGTTGAGATACAGAATAATTTACATTTCCAGATGCAACTGATGTTCCATTAAGATAAACAGTTATTACTCCACTATTACGAACTGCTGCAAAATTATACCAATTTCCTACAGTAACTAATCCAGCAGCACTAGTAAAGTCATCTCCTACACTAATACCAACGGTATTTAAACCAATAGATCCATTGGAATTTCCTGATATTTGCACTCTGTTTGTATTTGAACTGGTTGTGCCGTTAAAAAAAAGACCATAACCATTGACCCCACCCAACGAATTTGTATTAAACCAAAATTGTATTGTAAAATTCTCATTATAATTCAAAACCAATGAATTATTTAATAAATAATCATCAGTGCCATCAAAAGATATACTACCGCCGTTTCTATTATCATACGTTGGCCCATTAGTTAATATGAAATTATTGTTATTGCCACTCAAATCAGTCCAAGTTGTTCCACTGCCAGGATAACTAGTTAGATTAGCAGCATCTAAATATGACGTTAAGTTGGTTGTTATAATTTTTGGTGGACCGAATTGCATATGCTTTATAATTATAAATTGAATCTACCTTTAGTTGCGTTATAATTTTGAAGTATTTCAGCTGTTGATACCAATCTGTTATAAATTCTCATTATTGATATATTACCGTTCCAAAATTGCGTGGATCCATTTTGATTTCTACCTATTCTAGAATTAGTGGGAGTATAACCGCCGAGAAGAAATGTCGATGTTACTGTATTTCCTAGAATACCATCTACATATCCTATAATTTGATTGACTGTTTGATTAAAAACTCCAGCAACATAGTGCCATTTATTATCATTTAATGTTGGGGTATAAAGAGCTGAACTATTCCATCCCGATCCAGAATTACCACCGCCATATAATTGTCCAGACACAAATGCAAATAACATACCACTAGTATCACCGTTAGTGCCTCTACAAAAAATTTCCATTACGCTTGAACTACTAGTTTTAACCCAAGCATCAACTGTGAGTGTCGATCCCATTGAAAAATCTGGAACGGTTCCATACTGAGTTGACCCATCAAATACGATACTTCCGCCATTTGATCCATTAAACGATGGACCATTGGTAAGAGTGCCTGTATTGTTATTACCGCTCAAATCAGTCCAAGTTGTGCCGGTGCCAGGATAACTACTTGGATTTGCAGCATCTAGATATAATACCAAACCGTCTGTTACAATTTGTGGTGAGCCGAATCGCATATGTTTTATAATTATAAACCGAATCTTCGTTTAACTGAATTATAGTTCTGCAACACATCAGTTGCAGTTAATCCGATGTTATAAATTTGCACCAATGCTATATTGCCATTAAAATATGGACTTGTGGTTCGTCTACCCAAATATAAATTAACAGATGTATCGTTGCCATATGCTCCTGATCCAACAAGAATTGTTCCAGTATTTACAACACCATTAACATAATGAGTAACAGAATTATTACCTGCAACAGTTGTACTTGTTGTAATTACGGAAACAATATTAATCCACGTATTGACTGTAATTACAGCAGATGTAAATCTGTCATAATTATCAACTGATGAACCATTTTTCATATATGAAACAATAGTTCCATCATTTAGTGCCCAAACAGACCAACCACCAACTGCTCCGTCTTTTGAAATTAACGCTCCATTTGATAATGTAGATTGTTTAAACCAAACACTAACCGTAAACGTTGTATTTGCAAAAGCAAATGTCGATGCGGTATTTGTTACATCTACATACTGAGTTGACCCATTAAATACGATACTACCGCCATTTGATCCGTTAAATGTAGGTCCGTTAGTTAATGTTCCAGTTCTATTATTATTGCTTGCATCTGTCCAAGTGGTTCCGCTGCCTGGATAACTACTTGGATTTGAAGCGTCTACATAAAATACTAAATTTGAACTCTTATTAAGTGATGGTGGTCCTAATGTTGCTGACATATGTTTTTATAATTATAATCCGAATCTGGATTTAGTAACGTTATAGTTTTGCAATACTTCGGTTGCGGTTAAAACGCGATTATAAACTTGTACCACAGCAATTCTGCCGGTGTACACTGACCAAAAGGAATCGGGTGACCTACCAATTCTTAACGGATTTGAACTCATAGTAAAATTAACACATGCAGCGCTACTATTACTAACTCCATTAACATAAAAAGTTGCAGTTCCATTTATGGAAAATGTAAGTGTTAAGAAATACCAAACTGATGTGGTTCCACCGCCGGTGCCGACTGATGTAGACCCACCTCCAGAAGCAGCTTTTATTTGAGCTAAATTTTCTGTAAATATGTTGTATCCATTGAATGAACCAGTTGTATCATGTTTGCAAATAATCGTCGCTTGTCTTGCTGGATTTATTGTCGTGTTGTGCCAAATATTTATTGTTTGTGTGGTTGCATTTAAAGAAGCAGCATTTGCAACATTAACAAAATCATCTGTTCCATCAAACACAATGCTACCTCCATTTGATCCATTAAATGTAGGTCCGTTAGTTAGTGTGCCGTGATTGTTATTACCGCTTAAATCATTCCATGTCGTTCCACTGCCTGGATAACTACTTGGGTTTGCAGCATCTAAATATAATACCAAACCACTTGTGATAGATTTTGAAGGTCCACGTTGTATTGCCATATACTATAATTATAATCCGAATCTGGATTTAGTGCCATTATAATTTTGCAATATTTCATCTGAAGATAATTCACGATTATAAACATTATATAAAGCAACATTTCCTTTTAATATATAATTTTGAGGAGCAGCGTCTATGAGAGTTCCTAATCGAAACGCTGCGTTTGTATTATAATTATTCACTGTTGAGTTTTTTTGTACTTCAAGTATTCCATTATAATAAATTTTTAAAGACGTTGTAGTTTTATTTAAAACAAATGTAATATTTTGCCATGTGTCATATATAACTTTTGCAGAAGTTGAAGTATTATCACCACTCGTACCATTTCCTACTTCAATTACTATTACTCTACTATTAGATAAATATGTATTAAAAAACAAACGAATTCCATTAATATTTGTACCAGCCGCACTGTTACCAAAAATTGTTTGAATTGTCGATGTTGTTTGTGGACGTACAAAACATGAAACTGTTAATTCGTTTCCCAAATTTATTGAAGAAAACGATACAAAATCATCTACCCCATCAAATACAATGCTGCCACCATTTGCACTACTAAACGTAGGTCCGTTAGTTAGTGTTCCGTGATTGTTATTGCCGCTCAAATCTGTCCAAGTTGTTCCACTACCGGGATAACTATTTTGATTTCCGGCATCTAATGCTAATACTAAATTAGATACGGCTGAAAGTTTTGGTCCTCTTTGTATTGACATATGTTATAAATATAATCCTTTAATACGGTAACTTAAACTGACTTGTTGGAGCAGTAAACGCTGCTGTATATCTAGCATATCTTGTAAATCTGACATCGTTATAATATTGTCCACCGTTGTTTCCAGTAATATCTTGAAAATACGGAGTAGTTCCACTAAATGTACCTGAAAGTGTTGAACTTCCTATCAATGTTCCGTTATGAAAGTATCTGATTGTAGTACCAGATCTACATACCGCTAAATGCGTCCATGCACTGAGTATCGGCGAATATGATACTTCTGCATACCACGAAACACCATCATTTACTAAGCCAATATTTCTAGTTCCACTTACACGACTGCCCCAACCCCATTGATTTAATCCACCTCCGCCTACAAATCTAAGATCCGACGCCATTGAAACTGCATAATACCATAACTCAAGTGTAAAATCGCCCGTAAAAGAATATGATCCAATACTAAACGTCGCGGTGCTAGGAACTTTCATAGAAACTCCTCCCCATTTCCATTGTGTATCTGAAATAATCATGCTTCCCGATTGACCTGACAAAGTTGTGCCACCATATACTAAATTTGGAACAGTGGTATCACCTACAGTACCAACTCCTCTAATATAATGTGTAACTAAATCACCCAATGGATCATATGTGTTATATTTTGATTGTGTAGTGGTGTAGTTTTTTAATATTTCAGATGCGGATAACGTTCTGGTGTATATTGCAACCATCGATATTTTCCCATTCCAATAAGACGTTGTGCCATCAAATCTACATCCTATGCTTACATTAGTTGCATTATCATTAACAGCACTTGTAGGATTTGTAGTAGAGCCTGGTATCAGAGATCCATTAACATAAATTTTTAATGTAGATGACCCAGCTATTCTTTCGTGAGTTGCTACAACATGATACCAAGTATTGGAATTGAATGTAGAAGTAAAAGTATGGTCTACATATGGTCCATTCACTCCGCCAACGTCAAAATAAACCTTGGAAGTTGATGGATTGATTAATAAACAATATTCTTCATCCGCGTCTGATGTTCCCTTGCCTACGATGGCGCAAGAAGTGTTCATTGAAGGATTCATTAATACCCAGCTCTCAACAGAAAGACTGGATGTATTTGTAAGAGAAGATGCGTTAGCCACGGATACATAATCATTCGTGCCATCAAACACAATACTACCACCGTTTGTACGATTAAATGTAGGACCACTAGTTAATGTGCCATTGTTACTATTGCCGCTCAAGTCTGTCCAAGTTGTTCCACTGCCGGGATAACTGTTTATATTTCCAGCATCTAATAATAATACCGAATTAGATACACCTGTATTTTTTAATGGACCTGATGTTGCAGACATATATTTTATAAATATAATCAATAAATATTAAAGACCATATCTAAATTTAGTTGCGTTATAATATGCAAGTATTTCTGCTGCCGAAAGCGCATAACTCCATGTTACTACCTGAGAAATTCTACACTGTCCAAAAGCATTTGTTTTAGTGAGTCCCATAGTTAAATTGCCTGTCATATTATCATTATAAGACATAGAACGTGCACCATCCACCACACCATTTAAATAAATAGCATATACCGCATTTGACTTATAAAATGTATAATTACACCACGTACCAATTGGTATGGTAGTAGCACAAAAAAAGCCATCCTGACCTGTAGTAGAAGTGGGATAAAATAAATAAGGTTTATTATTATATTGGTTTCCTGTATTTGTTGCTACGTCAAAATAAAATCCACTAAACGGTTGATTAAATGTACCTTTACCAAATATACCAAAATTTCTATAATAATCAAAATAAATCCACACACTTATAGTTACACTATATCCATTTGATGGTGTAGATCCCATGTTAATACTTTGAGTTGTACCATTTAAATAAATATGATCACCGCCATTTGCGAGTAGAGATGGCGAATAAAATGTAGGAGATGCTATCAAAGTACTGTTAGTCGTACTAATAAGATCATAAACAGTGGAACCACTGCCGGGATAACTACCTATATTAGAAAAATCTATTATTGAAGATATACCGCTTAAATTATTTCTGATAGATGGTCCAAATTGCATATACAATAAATATCTTTAAACTAATGTTTCAACCCAGTTAATATAAATTTATGTAGATGTAAATCTGAATGTTAGTTGTACTTTAGGATTATCCCCGCCGATACTATAAAAACCACTACCCCAACATTGTATACCAGAGCCGTATGTAAACGTTAGTATACGAAACTTTGTACTATTGTAAATCATAGGAAACAACGTACCACCAACTGTTAAATTAGTAATCGTTCCGTTACCATTTGGTATTACATATGGTAAATGTGACCATGTACTAACTCCAACGTTGCCAGTATAGATTTGTTGACTAGGTAAAGTAGTATTAAATGAAAGACTGTTAGGCAGAGTGATTAAATAATCACCGGCACCAGAGAGTCCACTAGCAGATGTCTGTATATATGTTAAAACTATTTCCCACTCTTTAGCGCCGAGTTGACGATAACTAATATTGTCAAAAGTTGTTGTACCTTTTGTAGGATTGGTAGTAGTTGCAGTAAGTGTAATTGCTCCAGCACTTGTCCAAGTTGGAAAGCTCGTACCACTCAATAAATTTGTACCTACACCTGCTGCACATGTTGTAATATCAATATAAACACCTCTAGAAGTACCACCTTGTTCAAAAAATCTTAGTTGGTTTTGATATGAGTCAAATATTATACCTGTACCAACTAAAGTTGTGTTGGTTGCTGGTTTAGTTAAAAGAATTTCACCACCTTCATCTCCAGAGGAGTTAGTAACTGTTAGGAATGGTGTACGTAAGGTAGATGCAGAAAATATTAAATCACTTTCTACCGTCGCATTTGGTGCAGTGCCATTTAGAGTCATTACACCATTATCAGTTGTACCAGTTAATGTTAGTGTTCCACTAGAACCGCTGGTACCTGATGATCCGCTTGTACCAGCAGAACCTACACCTGATGTACCGCTTGTACCAGCAGAACCTACACCTGATGTACCGCTTGTACCAGCAGAACCTACACCTGATGTACCGCTAGAACCACTACGTCCACTACTTCCACTACTTCCACTACTTCCACTCGTTCCTGACGTTCCTGATACGCCTTGTCCACTTAAACTATTCCATACAACACCAGTTCTTCCGTTATTGTCATGTTGTGAAAAGTAGGTTCCGCCAGATGCCCAAGCTCTTAATTTGTATGTTGTAGAGCCATTGATGTTTACAATATATTTTCCAGTCCCGGTACCCGCATTTTGTCCATACGCAGCTAAAATTTCAGAATTAGTTAAAATATTATTACTATTATCTGTTAAAGCGAACTCTCCAGCAAATACGGGACTTCCTTGCGCTCTTAAAAAATATGTTATTTCAAACACGCCTGCAACAGGAATTGTAAATGATAAAATATCAACTGGTGTCGCACTTGTAACCGAAATTGCCGGTGTAGATTGATATTCAGAACCAGTTGTTATTACCGCACCGGGATTTGAAGTTCCGGAGGTGCCGGAAATGCCACTTGTTCCACTTGCACCTTGAACACCTGATGTACCTGATGTACCAGTAGCACCTGAAGTTCCACTCGTTCCTGTTATCCCACTTGTTCCACTCGTTCCTGTTATCCCACTTGTACCTGCACCAGTAAGTTCTATCATTGTTAATACTGGACCAGCTGATTCTCCAAATTGGAACGAACCACCAGCTATAGTATCAATTTTTAATTTGTAAGTGTATGTTCCAGCCGATGGATTATCTACAACTTGAATACAATATGGCACGTTTTCATTCGGACCAGATGATTCAGCTTGTACAGCTTGTCCAATAGCTGTAGAATCTCTATATAAACGTAAAATACACCAAGAACCAGCATTGGATGGATTTGCGTCTCCTGATACTAAAATATGAACAGGTTTTCCAGTTGTACTGATACTACCACTAATTATATCTACGGTGGTACTTAAAGTTCGTGATGTACCAAGTATTTGTGAATAGTTTACAACACCAGATGGTGAAGTACCTGAAGTTCCATCAGCACCTTGTACACCAGATGTTCCAGATGTTCCAGATGTTCCATTTCTACCACTAGTACCAGATGTACCTGTTGTTCCGGATGTACCACTAGTTCCGGAATAACCGTTTATTTCTTGAACTATGAAATACGACATTCCTGAATTTAACCCGCCGGTGGAATTGCTAAAAACACATTTCAATGCAACTGTAGTTGAAACCGAGGTTGTTATAATAGCTTCGGCCACTGGCTGCCAAGCAGCGGGTGGATTGCTTGAATTTACCAATAACCCACCAACATTCCCTACTGTCACATTACCCGCTGTCACATTTATCCATTGATAATCTATTTCCGCATTGTTTACATCATTAGAAAGTGCTAGTGATGCACGTATGTTATAAGTTTTATTGGCCGCTAAAGTAATTCTTCCATTACTGCTGTTATATGAAACGTCACCATAAGAACTTGTTGTTCCAGTGAGGATAAATACGTTCCCTGTAGAAGGCAAAGTAAGACCCCAGTCAGGCGTAAAATGTAACCAATCGATATCTTGAAACCCAGAAACACCTGACGCACCTTGTGCACCTTGAGCACCGCTTGTTCCACTTGTTCCAGTCGCACCTGTAACACCGCTTGTTCCACTTGTTCCAGTCGCACCTGTAACACCGCTTGTTCCACTTGTTCCAGTCGCACCTGTAACACCGCTTGTTCCACTTGTTCCAGTTGCACCTGTAACACCACTTGTGCCTGATGTACCTGATTCTCCTGTAACACCGCTTGTTCCACTTGTCCCCGTCACACCTTGAGCACCGCTTGTTCCACTTGTTCCAGTCGCACCTGTAACACCACTTGTGCCTGATGTACCGGATTCTCCTGTAACACCACTTGTGCCTGATGTACCTGATGTACCAGATGTACCTGATGTACCAGATGTACCAGATGTACCAGATGTACCAGATGTACCAGATGTACCAGATGTACCAGATGTACCAGATGTACCAGATGTGCCTGATTCTCCTGTAACACCACTTGTGCCTGATGTACCAGATGTACCTGATTCTCCTGTAACACCACTTGTGCCTGATGTACCAGATGTACCTGATGTACCTGATGTACCTGATGTACCTGATTCTCCTGTAACACCACTTGTGCCTGATGTACCCGCCAAACTTCCAGTAATTGGTAGTCCTATCAAATTGCCGGTTTCATCTGTTTTAATGTATAAATTTGAACCGGATATATTAACCTGTGAAAATCCGGTTCCCAAGTCGTTTCTTTGTGTAAAAACTATAGATTTTGGATCTAAATCAGCCATAATTAAAAACTGTTAAAGTTGTTAAGTGGTTGTCTCAACCATTTACCATTTATGTAAATATAATGATAATTGTCATCATACGCCATCCATCCTTCTTCTCCATAAGAATCTTGATTTTCCGGAGCTTTATGCCATAACGAATTATTCTTAGATTTTACGCTTGATAAATTGTTGTAAGCAGTTGTAATACTCTCAATTTGAGACGATGGCATTTTTGGAGTTGATGATATGCCACTACCATCAGTTGCAGTCACTACCGGCTGTCTAAACTCTTCACCATCAGGAACCATTGGGTTAACATAATGATATGGTACTGGTTTTTTATATGATTCCTTACGTATATCCTTTTCAACTTCGGCCATTTGAGTAGCACTAACAATTTCACTTGTTACAATTACTTTTCTATTAGTAAGTGTTTTTGTGGTTGTTGGTGTTTTGTTTTCAAATGATTCTGCAAGCAAATATGCTTGAACAGTCATATTGAATGTAGTACGAACCATACGATCTTTACCCGAATTAACTTCGGTGGTATTGCTATAATCATTAATATAAACTCTAAACTTAAATCGTTTTGGATCACCCCAATATTCTTCAGCTGCCCAATTGATTCTTTCAATCAATAAATTCATTTGTTCAACATATTCTGTCCATAACATAAACTCGTAAGTTAATGTTACGTGGTCAGGCATTGTTACATTCAACACTTGAGCAACTGGTGCACTCGATTTTGTTAACAATGAAAATTTGTCATATTTGTTTTTTTCATCAAATTTCTTCAACACTTGAAGATTCAAATGACGATTAAACGTTGCAAGATTTTCATTTTTTGCGACGGTGTTTCTTTTATACATGATAGCAGGCAACTGAAGTTTGCCTTGATTATCACGCAATACACCATCATTTTGTATAGCTTTCCAACGTTCAGGACTTCCATACATAATAGGAACTTTTACGTTTTCCCCATTATCTTCCACCGTTAAATTAATCACTTGATCCAGATATTCAAAAATAGCAGTATCAATATCCATCAAGGATATTGTAAAGTTTTTATCTTTATCTTGATCTCTACGCACTTGAGTTGCACGATTAATAGTTGCTTTTACCTCCGCAACATTTTTCGTTTCATTTCTGAAATTAGGTGCTGGATTATTTGGATTTCCTTTCCATGCCATAAATTATACCTGTCTCTCAAATATGTTTAGTTTACTCAATCTGCTATAGTGAGTATTGCAAATAAAACTGTGACTCTTGGTATCTTGTCCACCCAAGAATTGTTCTTGAACCACGTTATCAATTTCATGATAACGATCATTAAAGAAAACGATATCACCAATTTGAGGAAAGAAGTTCACCTGTTGACACATCTTTTCTCTGAATTTGAACACCACCGTTTGATCACGGTCTGGTCCAAATCCTTCATCTTCACCAGTAATATCTCCACGGTCAATCAAACAACTTATATCAATACCGGGATAAAATGTTTTACCCTCACAAGGTGCTGCTTCACCATACATATTGACCTTGGTTTCAGATGCAGCAATCTTAAACACCGTAACAATCGTCTCAATAATATCACCCATCAATTCCGCATTAATAGAATTGATAAAATTAATATCACGAGCACTAAAATATCTTCCTCGTAGTGATGCCATAATTTATCCTATATAAATCATAAGTGGAACTTTTCGCAATATCTCAGTGCTCTTATCAGCTTTCATCGCCTGTTCTTCAATCAATTTGGAAGGCAATGATGCTTCCAACATATCACGAAGTTGTGTCATGAGAACTTCTTTTTCATTGCTTGCTTCACTACGTAATTCAGCACCATCAAGTGTTACTTCACCACCGGGAATTGGTATTGTACTATATTTTTGACGTATCGCACCCAACATTTCTTTACACAACGCCAAATAATACTTACGTATCCACTGTCTGCCCGGAGAATTGATTTTGTGATATATCACATCTTCATATGGTACATTACTAAAATCCGAAATTTGATCAGGCAAACTACCAGATGGTGTATTTGATGATCCGGTATAATATGCATTAGCGTCTCTATCACTTTCCAATGCATACTCAAAATAAACTTTGTAGTTGCTTGTAGGAATTGGAAACAATTTCAACTTGTTGTTTACAATTTCAAAACTATAACTACTCTTACGAACCATATCATTGAATTCAATTGCTTGACCACGAAGCAAATCTTCAAATATAGGTGTCATCAAAAATTGAACAGCAGGACTATATCCAGCAAACCCCATTTCATTCAATACGTTGCTATATGACATACCAGTCATACTAAATGGATCATAAATACGTGCAAATGCTGGCGGTCCATTGTGAAAAATTCTCTTTACTTCAATACGATTTCCAGATCCAGATGCTTGTTCATACAAAGATTGTAAATCATACGTCTGTTGTCCAGTTATAACGTCAATACTACCCTTTTTCCAATCTACGTTGCCACCAACACCCACTTCACTTCCATAAGCCTTGGACATCTTAATAACATATGGCAACGGATCTCCCGTCATAGAACGTCCATTCACCACGGTTGACGTAGATTGTCCCATCAATGATAACAAATTGTTTCTAATATTAAACTGATTGATTTGAGAACCATATTCCGTCACAGCTTCTTCAAATGCTGCATAAAAGTTCAAATCAATCATTTCGATATCTTCAATAGGATATCCCAAACGAATCGCTGCCCAGACCGCACTGCTACTGCAATCAGCCACAAAGCGAGCGTCCGTGTCGTAAAATCCAAATGGTGTTCTACCCGGAACAGCACTACCGCTGCCAGGCCATCTTACTCTATCGGAATCTAAATTAGCACTCATTAAGATATAAATATCATATGAGTTTAGTTATCTTCACTATTAATTGGCCATTGCCTTTAATCACTCTATGATATGTTTCTTTGGGTATAAATAATGTATTTTCAAGATACACTGGGAGTTCATTATCCATCTGAAACTCCCATCCGTGATTCTCTATAACCTCAACTATACGGTCTTCTCGGTCTTTATGCCACTCTAATTCATGATCATCAACATCTTCTGAAAAAGTACGAAGATATTGATTATTACCCAACACCGTTTCTTTATATGGTATCGACATAATTGTTATACTCACTCGGATCACTGCTTAATCTACTGATAACTATGTCGTTTCTATTGAATTCTACATCCGGACGTTTCGTCCAATTATATCCACCACCGGTCTCATATACATCATATGGTATATCTATTTCGTACACACCTTCCTTAAACTGACCAACAATATAAACATGTTGTTCATATGTACTGCATACAGTTTGAACATTTTCAATCTTGTGTCTGTATAAAACCCCAATCAAATCCTCAGCTATCAAATGACATATACCGCCTCTACCAAGTTCGACATCATCACCGTTTTCGTCTTGTTGCCAACTATCATATTGTTCCTGAGCAACCTTAATCATGTCGTCCTTAACAATATCTGTAATATCTTTAACACTGTTCAATGAAGACGCATCAAATTCCTCTTCATTTTCATCCAACTTTCCAAGATCGTTAAATTTATCTTCATCAATCTTAGTCTTGACATCCAATATTAACTCATTAAGGGTCTTATAATCAGTAAAATACACAGAAGAAGTTTTCTGATCTGGAATCAATGTATTTAAAGTATTTCCGTCACGATCTTGCAACACCATACTACAACGAAACCGCATCAACTCATTTGGAGTATTTAAATCTTTAGGTTCTAAACTAACAGATGGCATACTCATCAAATAATCATCGTCTGCCATCGTAAATTTATTCGATAATTCTCTTTCTGGTACTTTATCAAACTCATTGACGATGTTGACAAAATACAGTTTATCATTGGTTTCAATGTGAAATCTTGCACGTAAAGAACTATTGTGTATTGATACCCGTTTTGGCATCTTATATTTGACCTGATCCTTTATGAAATCAGCAACATCAAACAAATCCACCTCATATTCTGGAAACGTTCGTGTAAGTTGGTTCAAACAAATACTGCCAAATTTCTCAGCAGTCATGTATCCTTGACCATCTGTGATTTCACGAATTAGATCTTTCAACTTAATCATAAATTGATATAGTACTTTCCTTGTGGACCGCTATATTTGAATCGGGTAATAGGAATAACAATGTTCAACCCATCTTTGGTATGTGGAAACATTCCTTTCTTAACATACGCAAGTGTCATATGAGGATGATAATCTGGATAACTATCTTCATTTGGCAATCGATCACATCTGTTTCTCAACTCCATCAATTGTTGATTGTTCTTATCAACATCAAACTTAACTACATCATAGTTTTCATTGTTAAATTGACTCAATGCATTTAAAACAATATCAAATGGCTTTACACCTTTCAATATACTAGCAACATCACGCTTCTGTAAATCTGGTAAAAATCCATACTTTAAAGTAACATGCGGTTCTTCATCATAACCATATGTCGGATCTTCTGGATCGGTATACAATATCTCAGAAGGTATTGCAGTTTTACCTATACGCACAATATGTGGACCATATGTCGGTTCCACCATTGCCATTAAACATCCTTTTTCAACATGTCTATTCATAATTTAATTTTATCAATAACTTTTATTATAGCGGGATTATATACAACTAAATGATAAATTGTGTTATCATGTTTTGTAAGTTGAGCATCATAATATTTAGACAATACCTGTAAATATTCTTTTGCATCATACCTATAAAAATCACGAGCAATTATCTGATAAGAATCATAAGCATCAGTATATTTCAAATAAGCATTGACTGCTTTTATCATTGCTAGTTTGGGATCTTCATCAAAATTATCCAAAGTATAATCCTTGTTTGGACTACTATTAATCAAATCAATTACAATCTTTTTACTCGTTTGTGTCTCAGATACATCACCCTTGATAATCAATTTTTTATAATCCACTTTACACTTTAATACAATTCCATTAGGATACGCATAACTTCTTGCATTTGCAAGATCATTGGTAAAATAAAAACCCGGCCCTTCTTGATCAATCGAACGTTCTCCACCAACATAATCCAAAGAAAACGTTACATTATCAACAGTTCTACCATGATACCAAATGTGTTTATCATTTAGTATAACATCAGGCCAGTCAGTTTCTAATAATAATGATTTTAACTTAATCATATTACCAGTATCTACCTTTACCCTTGGTACCTAAACTCTTGATTCTATGACTTCTGCAACTCCAATATCCAGCCGTTGTACGATCCTTTTTCTGTGCACACTTATGACGTGCTCTAAAACTCTTTCTACGAGCAGCACTACTTGCACGTATTCTCATCTTGGGATCACCAAACGATACTTTCTTAATATTGCCGTTCTTTCCTCTTACATACACAGCAAACTTCTTTGCACCACCAGAAGTTCTAAATGGACGATTCAAATGAACTGTACGACCACGGTGTTTAACCTCCAATAAATAATCCTCTTCTTCCTCAATTGGAGCATCCAAATATACCTTACGACCTTCATACACACCAGTTAATCCAAGATCGCTTTCAATTAGTTCTACATCTTCATCGTTAAGTTCAATGAAATCTAGGTTATACAAGTCACGAACTTCATTGATTAATTCAAAATACTTTTCACTGTATGTACGAAATACATTTTCAGTCAATGACATCCCTTTGTCCAAATGAAATTGTAACTCTGCTGAAATTATAGCATCTTGACGAATCAATTTCATTGGTTCAGGATCATAATTTTCTCCTGACATTATTCCGGTTAACTTGATCATAAGTATAAGTATTAAAATTCCACTTCTTTGTTTTGTTTATCATCAAAAATTGATAACGCACCCAATTCCGATGCCTTAACCTTTAACGATCTTATTTGCGTATCACTTGGTATACGATGTGAATAATCAAAATGTAATTCGTTATCTGCACCATAATTAAACGTCACTCTTACCCAGCCACGTTTAAATAATTCTTCTATTGGACCAGTTCGACTGTAATCTATATTGTGCGTATCACAATACTCTCTCGCAAATCTAAAATGGCCAGCTCTACCGTCTTCGTCACGGTATACTTCGTGAAACATACCACGACTGTCCATCCAATACGCACTCCAAAATCTACCATGACGACCTTCCCACAAATATTCAAAAAATGACTTATAGTCCATAGTATTAAATATTAAATTAATTTACGTTTGTAATATTTCACTGTGACTTCAGACACATTATATTTTTCAGACAATTGTTTGTTTGTAAATTGACCAGATTTCAAATCTAAAATAAATTGAGGTTTATTCAACTTAAACTGTTTCTTTGCATCACTTATTTTATTTCTTACATCCTGAGACATTGGTCCTTTTTTTGTTCCTTTAAGACCGTTGTCATACACATAATTTATATCTCTCTGTTTTAAAAACTCATTTCTTTGATTGTACATTGTCAATCCTCCTTCTTCACCATATTTGTTTTTAAACCATTCCAATGTATATCGACCAACAGCTGCATTTTTTTGTTTTTCAATTGATTCAGATGAATGTGTTTTTCCAAACATAGGATTTTTGTACTCAATGTTCATTTCGGATAAACGTTTACGAATATCTTCTTTATTTGGATTGTTCGTAAAATTGTCACCACCACTCACCTTATCTGAAATGTTATATCCAATCAAATGTGGTTTAAACATATCCAAATAAAACTGTTCACGAATCAACAATTGTGATTCTTCAACATCTTCAATAATCGTAAACTCAAATTCGTTCGATCCGTAATGATTCCACGCGGTTTGAAGTTTATGGTTGCCGTGTTTATTCTTATTCAAGTCATTTTGATGTTCCCACCATCTACGTTCAATTTGTTTTGAACTTCCAATATAGAACTTTCCGTTGCGTTTATTTGTAATTTTGTATATACCAGTTTTATTCATATCGTATATACATACAACGGTTCTACGGTAAAATACAAAAAATAATTTAGTGCAAAAGAAAACCCCAATTTTCATTGGGGTTTTCGTGTTATTTTAATTTACTTACAGATTAGACTTGATCAAGATCACCGACCAAGATCTTCCCATAAAACTCTGGGCGCACTATCTTCTTGGCGTAGCGAGTCATCACACCACGGCGTGGGGTGAAGTTCACTGGATCATACACCAATGGGGTTTGTACGAGTGGGATGTATGGAGCATACACAGCACCGGTTTCGAGGAAGTTATTTCCACGGAAACCAACCAAGATGGTGTTTTCAACCATGTATGGGTTCTTGTAGACTTGGAAACGACTTGCGAAGTTACCAACCTTGCTTACACCCATTGCGAACTTGGCGCTGTCACCATCGGTGTTGACAACGAAGCCTGGGATTGATTCCAAGATTGTTGCAACGTCTGGTGAGCAGACGAGGAAGTTAGCACCACCACGTAGGGTCAATTGGTGAATCTTGTTAGAGACCTTTTGGATCTTGTTACCAAGAGTTTGGAACCAAGTTGACTTGGTGTAGTAACCGCCTGTACCAGCAGTAGTTGTATCAGTGATGATACCACTGTCGCTGATTTCACGGTTAATCTTTGCGCTCCAACGTGATGTGGTCACGCTTGGAACGTTGGTGATCAACATGTCAAGGATTTCGAGGTCGATTTCCATTGAGACGTATTCACTCAAGAGAGCAGTCAATTCTGCTTCTGCGTCGATGCTGTGATAAGCATTCAAGTCTTGAGCAAGTTCTGGGGTCCAGACTGCCTTCAACTTACGAGTCTTAGCAACGATTGGTTCACTCTTAAGTTCCAAGTTAACTTCAGGAATACCGATTGAGCTTAAGCTATCGGTTGTGGTCTTGTCTTCGAAGTCACCACGGTTACTATCCTTAGGTTGAACACTGTAGTTAACGGTCAAACTTGCGGAAGCAGGGTTTGAACCAGAAACGACGAATGTTACTTCTGAACCATTGATTGAAGTCAATGATGGGAAGTAGGTAACGATACTACCAGCTGCGATGGTGAATGAACGAACGCCGTTAGCGTCGAACACGTTACCTGCAGCACTTGAAGCACTGTACAAGTTGGTTGTGGTCAAAGTGAAAACTTCGCCAGCTGCAACTGAAGCACTGTAGTTTGCATCAAAGTTAACGCCATTCAAACTTGACACAGCAGCGCGGGTAGCGGTGATGTGGTTGATTGATTGATCGTTAATTGAGTAACCGAAACGACCTGCACCGTAGAGACCGCCGGTTGCACTGTCGGTAGAACCGAGCTTGGTGCCGGTACCGCCGAATAGTGAACTGTAGTTGTTTGCGGTATCCTTGGTGAACTGACCATTATTGGTACCATACTTGAAGTCTAAATAGAAGATAAGACCGGATGGTAGGTTCATTGGTTGAACGCTAACGAACTCTTTAGCAGCGATTTCAGCGAATACACGGCGAACGAGTGGGAGAGCAACGCCAGCCCATTGTTCACTGTTTGAAGAAGTACCGGTAGCAGTAGCTTCGTCAAGCAATTGTTTTGCTTGGTTTTCGAGAAGGATTGACATATTTGCCTTTTCGACGCCCTTTAGGCCTTCGAGCAAACCTGTTTGATCCCATTTTGATTGTAGTCCACGGGTTTTAGCCATCAATTCGGCTTGTGGATTCATATTTGTAGTCAATAGTGACTTTACATCTGCGCTCATATTATATTTTCCTATTTGTTTAATTTGTTATCGGACGTTATTACTTTTTAATGCCAGCGAGTGTCTTAAATCTCTCTGCCATTTGGTTACCGTTCTCAACAATTGGTTGAGATGGTTTTGTACTTGCAACCGCCTTACTTGCCAAACCTTCGGTGATAGTAGTTGCAGTTGTATTTTTCTTTTTAACAACTGATCCACCCAAATTAAACGATTCGGCCATAATAGCATATGTTAATTTAACCTCACGTACACTCGTAGTGAGATCAAAGTTTTCAACAACCTTCATCTTTTGTTGGTTATTCAAACTAAATTGCTTAAAGAGCTTATTGGTATAAAGCAATTTAGCATTCAATAGATTAACTTCATTGATTTGGCTGCGTAAAATTTCAACGGTCTTCATTGCTTCGTCACGTTGTGCGGTGACTTCAGCAATTTGTTCTTCCCAAGCAGATTCATCAGGATTACCATTTTCAGGTGAACCACCTTCTGTTGAAGGTTCTGATGAGTCATCGCTTTCCAACTCAGCAAGAAGTTCTTCAAGAGAAATTTCTTCTTCTGCGGTTGGTGCTGGAGCATTTGGATCTGCTGGAGCAGCAGGTGCTGGAGCAGCAGGTGCTGGAGCATTTGGATCTACTGGAGCAGCAGGTGCTGCTGGAGTATCAGAAACGGGAGCTGGAGCAGCTGGAGTGTCTGACATTTGTGGTGCTGGTGCCATTGTTGGATCTGTTGGTGCAGCTGGAGCAACAGCATTTGGATCTGCTGGAGCAGGTTCACCTTCTTCTTCCATTGCGTCATTTTCAAGTTCTGCAATAATTTCTTCTAGTTCTGCGTCAGAAACAACTGCATCGTCAAGTGCACCATCTTCTTCAAGATGTGCATCAAATACTTGTGAACCCTTTTTGGTCACAGGTTGATGTGATGGAGCCGTTGAAGCATCACCAATACCGGATGCAACTGATTCGTCGGCTGATTCTTCTTTGAGTCTTTCAGCGAACAATGCTTGAACACGTTCACCAAATGCCTCTTCAAGTGCTACTTTTGCATTTGCAAGAGCAGTAGCACGAACGGCTTTAGCGTCAGCAAGCGCTTCTTTTAATAGATCGGACATATTATAATTTCCTTGTATTTCTGAAGTTATTGATATGGAACTTCAATCGAATTTTTTATTAATGTGGCGGCAAAGACATTGCTGCATTTGAATATAAATATATATATATTTTCAAAACATATAAAAATCTTCATGTTTGTATGGTATTAACGTCTATTTATATAGCATTGTAACTTATGTCGAAACACTCTAAAACTCAGCTTAAAACACTGATAACACGGTTAATTAATGAAGTATTAAATGAAGCGGAACGTGAAACTGTTGTTGACAAAAAAGAAATAACATTAAATCCGCCAAATACATTTGAATCATATTTGAAACAAAATATGGGAGTATCGTTTACTAATGATGAACGGTTAGCATCTACAATACCAAATGTTCGTACCCCTTTTTCCCGTACACAATTTGACATTCGTTATAAAAGCACCGAAGATATTTTGAACGGTGGTAAAATAGAAAAAATCAACAAAACCACTATAATTAAAAAAATTAAAGTTGGAAACTTATTGGCTTATAAGAGTTTTACATTGATTGAACCAAGTCAATCGTTTGAAGACAAAAATACAAAAGAACCAAAAAAGCCAGAACCAATCAAGGTAACAATTATTACATCTGACAGTTTTGAAGACATCAACGGTGATCCAACTTTGCTATCAGATTTTCTTCAAAAAATAAATAACAGTGAGAATATAGGACTTTAATATGGATAAAATTAGTGGAATAGTACAAACACACAATCCTAACAAAGAAGGAAAACATCCACATTTGATTAGCAAAACAAAAACTGCTAGTCATATGTTGAATCCTAACAAAACGGAAAAATCAAATACCAATTTGGTACCTCTTATAGATTGGAAACCGGGCGACATTGAAATGTTTGCAAGTATGGGATTTTCAGGTGAAAGTTCTGGAGATGATGGTTATTATATGGAAGAAGACATGATTCCAAATGATGGTATAGATCCAAAAAACTATTCTCGTAGAATATCAAGAACCAACGATCACAAATGGGTTCTTGAAAAGAAAAGTCTAACAGAACCAGATAGTTCATATAGACTAGAAAAAGTATATTCCAAATTGATGGGCACAGATAAAAATCCAGGCATATTAGATTATTTTGATACATTAACACACGAATTGACAGAAAATCTCTATTTATATAAACGTATGAAACTTAAATCTATTGTAGAAAACCTTCCGGTGTCTAAAATGTCACCGCCTCAATCAGATATTACAGCTGTTAGTAAACATTCTGTAGCTGAAACAACACATCCAGAACCAAATGGTGTGAATGCTCCTGTAGTTCAACGAGGTCTATCCAAAGAACAAAAAAAGATGCTTCAAGAACTTGTATTTGAATATAACAAATACAACGAAGTATTGGAAGCACGTAAGAAATTGATGGAAGTCGCCAACAAGATGGGTAATATCGGTGAATTATCTGAAGCATATTTGGTTGAAAAACTTCATGAAGAAAACAAAGATGACAACGCTTGGTTTGACGAAACCACTATTCGTAAACATACCAACGAAATTAAGAAAATGACCACCGAGTTCAAAAAGAAATCCACCGAATGTGAAGAAAAAATGAGACATTTGCAAAGTTTATATCAAGAATGTGGTATGATGTTGGAACGTTATTTCCACATGGAATGATTCATATATAAAAAAATAAACCCACTCGAAAGAGTGGGTTTTTTGTTATTTTGATTATCTATCAAAAGTAGTTCTTATATTCTGATTTGAAAGTTTCTTTGATTTTAGATTTATCGTCCACTTTAGACGTATCTTTTTCACTATCTGGTTTTTCAGTTGATTTAACATCGGTGTCTGATGATTTAACATTTCCCGCATCAGCTTTATTAGCTTGTTCATCATCTTTCTTCACTTGATCAGCGTCGTTTTTGCCGGTGGCGGCCAAATCATTTAGTTGGTTAATACGTTTTTCATAAACCACCGGTTCAGTGAATTGTTTATCTTTACCTCTCACAAACCACTTGCCATTGGTATATTTGAAAACATAAACGACAGATCCGATTTTTGCTTTTAACACCACACCTTCTTTATTTGTTTTGTTCTTGGAACTTGTTGCTTGACGTAAACCAAATGTCAAAGAAATTAAAGCAGGCATTAGTGCCTTAATTTCTTTCATAATTGTAACAATGTCACCTGAATTAATATCTTCTTCCAACATTGTCTTTCTCAATTGACCAATATTACCACCAAGCTGTTTTTGAATTGCAACCTTAGTAGCAGCACCACCAATCGCATCTTTAATAGTACTTACAAGTGCAATTGTATATTTGATATTTTTAGTATCTCCAATGTTCATTCTCATCAAATTAGAAATACGAGAAACTACATCGCCCGAGATTAATGGATTAGATTTAATCACAGCAAATTGTTTCTTAACTTCTGGATTCAACGCCATCACTGATTCACCCTCAGCTTCAGTAACAGGTGTAGTAGGTGTTGGTGACGGTGTTGCAATTGATTGACCGGTAATATCAATTCCTTGAAAAGCAGAATCAAGTTTCTTATTGATTTTAATACTTGGATTTATTTTGCCAGTTGCAATATCAAGAATGTCTAAAATATTACTTATGACAGGACGCATTTTTGATTTTGTAGGAGCATTTAAATCCACTGCTTTTACACTTAAACTTAAATCATACACTTTACTTAAAAATGCTTTGACCATTCTCAAATCATTAGGAGTCAACGATGTTTTACTACCGACGACTGGAGTGGTTCCACCGGGAGTGGTTCCACCGGGAGTGGTTCCGCCTGGAGTGGTTCCACCGGGAGTGGTTCCACCGGGAGTGGTTCCACCGGGAGTGGTTCCACCGGGAGTGGTTCCACCGGGAGTGGTTCCACCGGGAGTGGTTCCGCCTGGAGTGGTTCCGCCTGGAGTGGTTCCGCCTGGAGTGGTTCCGCCTGGAGTGGTTCCGCCTGGAGTGGTTCCACCGGGAGTGGTTCCACCCGGAGTTGTTGAACCACCATCTGGTGTTGCTGGAGTTGGTGGAGTTGCAGCTTCTTTATCATCTACAACTACATCTTTAGGAAAGTCTAACTTATACTTTGGAAACTCCGCCATCAAACTTTCGAGTATATCAATAGCGGACTTTGCTTGTGGAATCTTTTTCAAATTATCTATCAACTGTGAAGTTGAAGAACCTTTTACTTTAAAGGTTTTTGCAATATCTTTGAGATAAGTTGAAATTTCTTTTCCAATATTAAACTTAAGATTTTCTATGGATTTTAGTTGATTTGCAGTTAACTCAGATGAAGCTGGTTTTGCGGGATCGCCACCTTGATCAGTGGGCGAAGGTAATGCGTTACTTTGCACTGTTTGTGCACGTTGCGGACCATCTGGAGTAACATTAATCTCACGTGAATTAGTTTTCGGACCCTGACTGCCTGCCTGGGATAATGGACCAGCACCAGAAGTAGCAGGTGTTTCATCTGCTTCAGATAAAATATTATTAACAATATCTGTTAATTTTAACGAATTGTTTTCAGATAAAGCAGCACCTGCAACGCCTCCCACAGCAGAACCTGCAGTAGTACCGATACCGGCTTTAACACCACTTCCAACTGCTGATGATGCACTAGCACCTGTTAACAGTTCAAAACCAGAGTGCAAGAAAAATGCAATTGCACCTACCAACAGCGGAAATTGTGTGATGGTCAATGCACCCAAACCCAATGTAGCAGCACTAATTCCACCAACAAACGTCAACAATCCAATAATAATACCAGATTTGACTGGATTTTCACGTCCAAATTTTCCTAATACATCAATGGTATTAATAATAGTTGAAGTTTCTTTACCAGATGAATCAATTTTTGATAATCTATCACGAATGATTTTTTTCTTTACTTCAAACAAACGATCAAAGTCTTGTACTGGTTGTAAGTTTTGAAGTTTGGCCCATTGTGCGTCAAATAATTCATTCAACTTGCGCAACAATTTCTCAGCACCACCTACACCAGCAAAAGCGGTTCCAGTCAACATTGCTGGAGTGAACAGTGTTCCTGCAAATGCTACATCCGCTGCACCACTTGCAAGTTGTTTACCCTTCTGCCAAATTCCCCCTGCCCATCCACTCATTTTAACTGGAACAAGACCCACCTTATCTGGTATAGTTTTATCCAAGGTTTTGAGTTGACCCAAATAATCACCAACACTTCTTATAAAGTTTTGATTTCTAGCTTTAAGGTAGGCTTCATTTCCTGCATCAGTTGTAGAACCTTTTACACCAAACTTGTTTTGTACCCAATTACCTAATGTACCACCCAACTTACCACCTGTTGCTAATTTGTTAATACCAGCTCTAGCTTTTGCACCTAAACCTGCTGCTTTAGCTGCAAATTGATCACCAAACTTCTCTTGAAGGATCTTTTCACTAATTTCCACACATTCCAATGCAAGAATCAATTCTTTCTGTGCATTCAATCCGTTACGATAATGTTCAAAAAACTCTTGGGTTCTGTCGCCTAAAAGTGGTTCATATTCATTGAAAAACGCAACTTCTTCGTTGAGAAGTTGTTTAAAATAAAATGTTTCGATTAAAAGTCTGGAATCGGTCATATCAAATAAATAGGTATTACTTTATAAATAATTCAAATTTTAAAGACCCACAATCCCATATTCTATCCCATTTATTTGTTCTCATATTTTCCCATTCTGTTAGGTTTGGATCAAATATTTCAATCTTATTGGATAGTGTATGTTTTGCGTATCCATACCGATGATATCTTTTATATGAGTTTCCTTTTCCGAAATACCAATAATTAGGAACGCCGTTAGATTTTTTAATAAAACCAATTGATGTATACAAATTTCCCACCGACCACCGTCTATCGGCATAACTTACAATTTTTGAAGGATTATAATTTTTGATGAAGTATTTAATTAATTTACTTGCACCTCCGGTCACTGATGTATCAAGTTTGGAACAAAATCGATACAACTCGTATGTATCTATTATTGATTTATTTCCAAGAGCAGTTCTAAGTTTTCCAAATGTCATTAATGAAACCAATTCATCATTATGATAAAGTCCTAACTTGATAGAACTATTATCTTTTCCTTGAAGATGATTACACGTCAAAAAGTTTGTTGAGGTTTTAACATCAACTTCACGAATTTCACATTTTCTTGCAAAAATAGTATTGGTTGTAACTGAAAGTATTGAACGTATCCTACTTTTCACAATATCTTTTTTGAACCTCCATTCATCTTCAAAAATATGAATTAACCTAATACCTTTTTTCTCACAAAGTTGAGTTTTGTTTAAATGGTAATTTTTAGATTTATTGCCATTAATTTCTCCATGCCAATACAATCCATTACATTCGATTGCCAATTTCTTTTCTGACAAATAAAGATCTATTTCAAGTGGATTAATGATAGTTCTTACATTCTTTTCAACCGGGGTAATATTAAGACTTACAATAAAATCATAAACTTCTGTTTGAAATGTAGATGATAGTTTGTTACATGTCGGACATACAGGAACGTCACCATCTTCAAGACAATCTAAAAATTCAGTTGAACATGTCTTACATCTAAATTTAAATGATGTATAATATCCACATTCAATGTATTCTTCTTTAGTAAACAATACATCTACCTTTGAACGTAACCTGTCGGTTGTTAACAGTGAATCATAAAATTTAGATCTTCTGGACTTTGTTGTTTTATTTTTTACCTCTTCGGATTGTTGTATGTTTTTTACCCCATATTTATCGAATACAGCGTTTTCTTTTTTAACTTGGTTCGATAAAATCCATTCAACTCCAAATTTACTTAAATTGGTACTTTTTATACGATTTAAAACCTCGTCTGATTTGGTGGGATTATCAACGCCATAATTTTTAACACATGTTTTCTTTTTTTTATCAATGATATCTTTATTACTCAACCCATATTCACAGCCGTATCTTTTTATGTTTGTAGATTTGATTTTAGAAACTGTTTGTTCATCCAACTGTGCACAACTCGGTGAACATGTTCTTAAATATCCTTTCGTAAAAGTAGTAAATGTAGTTACATTTTTACAATTCGGATTTTTACAAATAGGTTGAATCGTTATATCATTTACAATATGCCATATTCTTTGAGGAAATGTTGGATTGTTCAAATAAGAAGTCGATTGAAGAACATCATTATATACATTCAGTTGTCCAGTCTTTTCAAACCAAGTAACCAAACACTTTTTAGAAATCAACTTTCCGTTTGATAGTAGATTATTTTGTATCCAATTTTTCATCATATTGCGTTTGTATTTGATGATAATTATGAAACAAATGCAAAAAACACAACATAAAAATGTTGTGTTGTAGTATTATTTAACTTCCGAAATAATATCGTGAATCAACAATTCAATTTTAGAATATTTGTTAATCGTAGTATTTTGTACCGATTCATTTAGTGCACTAGACGGAAATAAAAATGCACCTCTAGTTGATGGATTACTAACAAAATCAAATGCAATTAATTCAAAGTCATCTTGAACTTCATCCGCATTTTCTCTTACATTTTTACGTACACTTCCAAGACCACGACTACTAATACCCAATTTAACTCCAGCTTTGAACAATGCTTTTAAAATGTTACCACTTGGTGTAGGAAGTATTTCAACTTTACCTACCAAGTCATCACCGTTCCACATCATTTCGACGACGTTATGGCTGACATGTTGAAGATTGACAACGCTGCTATCTGGGTGGTCTAATTCGCCCAATGCACGGCGTTCTTTTACAAAGTTATCATCGTACTTCTTGACTTCACGTTCCAAAATGTCTTTTGGATATACACGTCCGTTTTGATTCTTTGCATTTGCACGTTGAAGAACTCCTTGAACAATCAATGGTTTAGAAGGATCATCTGTTCCTTCATTCAATTGACTACTAATTGGTTCAAAGAAAATCCAACCTGTTTGTACTGTTTTATCCATAATTAAGCTTGTTTTGGTTCTGATTTAGGTTGAGGAGTCACAGCTTGAACAACTGCTTGACCAGCAGCTGTGGTTGCTTTTGTTCCCGGTTCAGCAGTTTTAGGTTCTTTAGGTTCTTTGACTTTCAAAGCTTCACCCTGACCCAAAATTGTAATCTTGAATCCAGGCTTCAAAAAGTATTCCTTATCATCTTCGTCTCTTAAAATCACAACATAACGATCATAAAAGTAATCAAGACTGGTACTAGTAACAGAGATTTCATAATCACGTACTGGTTGACCATATCCCTTAGATGCTTGTATTGATACTTTCTTATTCAATACCCGACTATTCAAATTACGTAAAAACGCAGCTTTAGATTCTGCTGTAGTTCTTGCAATTTTAGCTTCAAATTCACTGAATTCTGAACTAACGTTATAGTCTACAGATGTTGATGGTAGTGGTTGACCACCTGCGGTTGATGTACCGAAGTGTTGTGGTGCACCATCATCTTCAGTAATAAGTTTTACCAATGAAATCATATTATTGTATTTTTCTTAATTTTTCACTAATAGACTTAAGTCTGGCTTTAATCTCAGCCATTCTACCTGATGTACGCTTCCAAAGTTCTTCGTTTGGTACGTTCATTTCGGTTTTGAGTCTTTGATTGACACTCATTAAAAAGTCAACTTCTCTGAGCATCTTTGTAATTTCTTGAGTAATCAAAGATACTTTGTAGGAAGGTCTCTTGGGATTTTCTTTCAAACGAGCATAACGTGAGACTGCTTCATTCAACTTCTTTTCGTTTTCGTCTAGTGCATCAAGATCTTTTTGAAGTTTTTCAACTCCCTTTTTCCAGACCATCTTTTTCTTTGATTTCTTTTCAAAGTCAGCATCATTCTTACCGGGATGTTTATCTGCCCAGTCAGGAACACCATCACCATCAGCGTCAGGTTTCTTTTTCTTCTTGTGATCTTTCTTTTCGTCAAGTTCTCCTTCTTTTTCTGCAAGCTTTGAACCCGGATTTTGTTTCAATGTAGCTTTGGTTGCATTGTTAGTGCCGCCTTTTTTAGAAAATGCAAATGGGGTGGAAAATCCATCAATTCCACCGGTTCCACCAGTTCCACTAGTTGTTGATGTTTCATCAAGATCTTGTAGTTCTTGTTTAATCAATTTCTTGATAAGTTCTTTCAACTTGGCTTCATCTTCTCCGGTGATCAAATCTGGTTTCTTTTGTTTACTCATATTATTTCAAATTATTAAGTTCTTTGACCAATTCATATGACAATAATAGTGCCATAATATGATTGTCTTTTACAACGGTTGTAGGTTTTACTTTGTCCAAAACATTTGTGATTTCGGAAAGTTTGATTGCAATCACCTGATTATCAGTGATTTTATTCTTTGAGTTGACAATAATCTGTTTAATCTTTTCAATTTCTTCACAAACATAGTTTGAAAGAGAATTGGTATTAGAGACATTAAGAATATATTCACGTATCAATTTCTTTTGACTGTCATCAAAATCTTTATATTTGGTATTGATACCTTCTAACAACAATTTATATGCAAGCAATCTAATATCTTCACTTTGTTGTTTGTAGTATTCCAAAAGATTTTCATCGGTATCAGGTTTCTTTGATACGGCGTTACAAAGTGATTCAATGATGGATTCTCTTGATTGAACTACTTCTTGTACATCAAATTTGGAGGCAGTTTTGTTTTCAAAAATCTTATAAATGGAAGCCAAAATACGATAGTTTTTAATATTTGCCTTTAAAAAGCTGTCAATTGGATATATGTCCTTGATTTCACGTATCAAATCATACTTTTGTTGTGTTAAATTTTTGTCATTTAATTGTGACCGTGATTCCAATACAACACTTATGATTCTTTCAGCATGAGAAGTATCTCTAGCCTTTTCATTTAATAAAAAATTATATAGTTGATATTCCTTACCCAATTCTGTATTCTCAGAAAAATACTTGAACAAAATTTGTTTGGCTGCTGACTCGTCTTTACCTGCAATAATATCTGCGGTAATTTGTCTAGTAAGCAACTCAAACAAAATTCCTGTATTTTTGAACTTTGAATGCTTAGATTTTTGCATATTATTAGTTATGATTTATAAATATATCAATTTTTGATGAAACTCCCATATTTGTATTATTCTAATATATTAGACTCATCCATTATAGATTTTTGTTTATTTTCCGACAACAAAGTTTCTTTTTCTTGTTTATATGTTTTTAAAAATGAATCTAAGCTAACTAACTCTTTGGATATATTTTCTAAACTAAACACTGATCCTCCAGCGTACTTGTGTGTAGGTGATCGGTCAGACTTAAAGTCCCTATTCATTTCCAAACGACCGGTAACATCTTCACCAAATGGATAGTCCGATGACTTTTTTTGTCCTTTTTGTGACGGACGTTCATAATCCGAATCCGGTTTTTGTTTTTCCTTTAATGTAGGAACTTCTCCGCCACCAGCTTCAGCTCCACCACCTGTTTCTCCGCCTCCTCCTCCTCCTCCTCCGCCATCACCTTCAGGACTTATTTTTTGGAATGATTTAGCAGGATCATTTCCTTCTTCTTCGATTTGTTTGAATCTATATGATTGTTTTGAATCATCAACAATTTCATTTTTAACAGTATTCATATCGTCCTCAGACATATGAAATACATTATCATATACCCACTTCTTGCTAAATAATTTGTTTTCAATCATGTCTTTAGCAACACTTACTTTATTTGACCAAATATCAATCTTTTCCTTTTCAAACACCGTTGATGGATTGACTAATTCCAAACTAAAGTCTACCAAACTTGCATCTCTATATCCCTGAGCATACAAGTGAACAATACCAATCTTGGTCAATTCACTAATAAGAATACGTTGAATACGTTCAATTGTACGTGAAAAACGAACATCTTCTTGTGCTAAAGTGGCCTTACCGCTTAAATCTTCATCGTAACTCAAGAACGCTTTAGGAATCTTAAGGGCAGCCATCATCTTCTTACGGAGATATTCAATATCGTCTGTACCAGTAAATTCCATACCACTAAGAGATTCAATACTGGTACCACTATCACCACCACGAACAGGAAGATAAAAATCTTCAACCATGTTTTGAAGATTGAAACGAAGATTGTAATCGCCACTTTTTTCATCGATATATGGAACCTTTTTAGTCTTTGCAATTAACTTTTCCATGTATGAATCGATTTCATTCGGAGGAATATTACCAACATCAATCTTGAAAATGCGTTTTTCAGGAGCACGCATGATACGATGAATCAACATTGCGTCTTCCATCAAACTCAATTGTTTCCAAACACGACGAGCACCTTCCATCATACTCTTACCATATGGCAAGAAATTACTATCACTCAACAAACGAAAGTGTGCTACTTGATAATTTTCAAGATCTTCTACCTTACCACCATCTGGTAAATTGACTTGAAACTTAATATAGTTCTTGTTATACAAGTCACTATTTTCAACACGGGTTACATTATAAGCACTGATTGGTTCAATCATGTAAACACCATATTCTGGACTAATGTATAATCGAAGGTAAAAGTCACCATATTTACACATGTTACGAACATAACTCCAAAGATTAAATTCGATATTCATAATATCATAATACAGATTACGTAAAATCTGTTTGATATTATCATTTGGTGTATTAATTACTAACATGTCACCCATCTCATTACGAGTAAGTGATTCATCAGCATAAATGTCTAGAGCGGAACTTAGAATTGGATCCATGTCCATCGTATCATAATCTCTAAAGAGTTCAATACGTGCTGCTTGATAACTGAGTGTAAAATCTCTGCTATATTGGTTGTATGCAGAAGTACGAATACGATTAAAACGGTCACGTAATGTATTTCTATCAGTAGCGTATGCTACTTCATCTGTATCAACTACTTTTAACTTTTTACCACCAATATTACGTACAATAACATCTGTCGAGAAAAGTCTTCTGAGACGAGCAAATAATGATCTGCTCTTTAAATCGGTTGGTTGATCTGCCATATGATTACATTATATATTTCGTAAATAAATAGTGAAACTGTGTTATAATAACCAAGTTAAACTTTCTTTTTGATCTTTTAATCCAGTTGGCATTTCCCACGACTGTTGTGCATTTGCATTTTTAGTTGTATAAACTGGAGCACTTTGTTGTTCAGACCTATTGATATTACTCAACATATTACGTGTAAGATCAACTGATTGTTGTCTCAACTTTAATGCGGTATCACGTACCCATAATCCTATAGAAAATGACATTACTAAGTCATCATTATAATTTCTCATTGCTTCTGCTTTACCATTGTGCCATATAAATGTATATAGTTCATCAATAGTACGTACTGATTGAATATTGATCGACTTTTCACGCATATAACTTTCCAAACGTGAAATAATTAACTGACGAGTTACAGAAGTAGTTGTAAAACCCGGAGTCATTTTCTTCTCCGTTGCATGTATACGATTAGTCATTTGATGTTCAACATCAACATATTTTAGATCCGCACTGCTATAAAACAAATTGGGGTATTTTCTATCTAATACCTGTTGAATTGTACCCCAACCAATATTCAGATTTTCAATAACCAACAAAGCATTATTATACTCAGTTGCAATATTGACCAACATGTTTCCATAATCTTTAGTACCAACTTGACCTTTATACTCAGCAACCTGTGTGAAACTTTCAACGTCAATAACGTGGAATGCACTATAGTCAGCACCATCACCACGAGCAACGTCAGCGCATACCAAATACGAACGAGTATAATCTGGATACTCCCATAACCATAAAGACTTATCCATTCCTCTTGTTTCAATTGGATCACGTACTTTAGTTTGTTTGTAAAAGTCCAATATAGGAACATCAATGACAGTATTACCGGATGTTGCAAAATCACAATCGCATTCCTGCGCAGCCATTTTTGGTCCCAATAACTTAGTTTGTTCGTCCCGCCAAGACTGATCTCTTTCTGGATGAAGATGCCATGGTAACTTAATCGTATGAAACTTATTCTTTTTTGCTTCTGCATCTACCCATGTTCTATGGAAGAAATTACCAACACCATTAGGAGTAGATAATACAATAGCTTTACCACCGGTAGATAGTGTCGATTGAGCAGATGTCCAAATTTCATCAATGTTATCAATAAATGCAGCTTCATCAATAATCAACATTGATAGTGCAGAAGAACGACCAGCTGTTCCAGAAGAAGATACTGCTTTAATTTGAGAACCGTTTGTTAATCTCAAACTTAACCTATTATCTTCTTGTTCTTTTACTTTCAACCAAGATGGAAGATTATCATTTGCAAACCTAACACGGGTGACAATTTCTTTCGACGTTTCTTGTGTAATACTGATACACAAAATGTTTTTGTCACTGTGAAATATCATCATCCACAAACTATACGCACTACTCAATGTAGTAATACCCAATTGACGACTTTTTAAAATAATATTATAGTCGTTGTCGATAATTTGTTGAAGAGATTCGTCCTGAAACGGATACAATTCAAATGGTATTGTTCCACGTTTAGGATGTTGAATTTTGACGTACTTCTTCATAAAGTACATCGGATTTTCAAGACACTTTTTATACTCTGCCTTGATGATATCTCTTAATGTTTTTTGTTCACTCGACATGATTTAACTTCTCCAACTTCTTTTCAATCTTAAGAATCTGTTTATCGATTTTTTTTAAATCCGTCTTAAGATCCTTCAAAATATTTTCTCTACGTTCAATTGTCCATTCATCTGAAGTTCCATCACCATTTGGAAATGAAATCTTTTGATGTGACGATACAAAGTTATAACTTTCTTGTACTTTGGTACGAAATTCTTTAGCTTGACTCAATTGATTACGCAACAGTTTATTTTGTTCGTATTCTTCATACTTTCCTTCAATACGTAACGTAGTTTCAAACTTTGCAAGACATTCTTGACAACGACCCGTCTTATTATAAAGAATTTCATCATAACGATTGCCCCATCGAATATCCATGTTACAATCTTTACAGTGACGTTTAGTGGATTCTATGGTGGATGAATTGACATTATTAATGGCACGTTTTGTACCATTCTTCTTTATCCATTTTTTACCATTTACATCTTCCCAAATTTCACCATCTTTACGAGACGCAAAATCGGAGTCTGCGGTATAACCTACTTGAATAAAAGGACGTTCACCATTTAGATAGTCCCTAACAATTGCCAAATTGCTTTTTCCTGATGCTTTTTTCATAACGTATTATTTTTAATTTTTATTGAAGAAATGTGTCATTAAATACTTTGATCGCATTTGAGTACGACTTTTTAGTCTCATCAAATGCATCATCCGTATATTGCCAATTCCAAAACAACTCTGATGGTGTTTTAAATCCATAAAATTCCAAAACTTGTTTTTGTGTTTGTATAACATCTTTACCATTCCAGTTTTGTCCAATTGCAATAACCCCAGAGTCTATATTCTTTACAATATTAGACTCACCCAACGTAGTATGTCGGTTCTCTATCCAACACAAACGTTCTATTAACTTCTGATGAATACTATTAGTTTGACCCCAACGAATTGATGTAAAAAAGATAACGGTATCACTTTCAAACAACGGTTTTGATATCTTCCATAGTTCGTCTGATTTGTTATTAATACTTGCCCAACAACGATGATATCCACTAGGATTTTTTTCTTTATCCTTTAACCCAGCATCTTTTTCACCACATTTATTTCCATACTTAGATGAAACATTACCTTCACATACAAAAATATTCAATTTACTGGCATCAATCATTTCACACTTATCTCTGCCAAGTCTTTCTGAGATCAACCTTGCAAGTTTAGTGGATTTAGCTTCGTCATCTTTATGACCTTCCCATCTATTGGAAGTAGCAATCAACAGTACTTTATTTTTGGTTTGAAGATATTTGATAGTATTTTCAAGACGCAATTCATTTCTTTCCATGTCTTTTTGACTGGAACTAGATTTTGCTTCTACCAAAAAATCGGAAAGTTTTACCATATCATCCTATAAATATAATACACCAAACTGTTTTTGTATTATTAATTGTAATATGGCACCTTCTTACCATTAATTAAAAACCATCCGTCTGGAGCTCTTAATGGACAAATCACATTTACAGGATCACCTATTGCGGTCACGTTGGTACTTGTTACTGTTTGACTAACTGTTCCCGGTGAAGTAGTTGTTGGAACTAATGTTGCACCAGACGGATCAAACAGTGCAATCGTTCTTAAATCCGAATACACTAGATTTGAATTAATATCAAATAGTTCAGATTTAATTTCAAATTGTTCACCAGCAACAGTTATAGGAAATGGAATACGAGATGTAAATATCTCGGGAGAAAATGATGGTTCTGAATACGTTGAAAATTGCATGTCAGACAAAGTAGATACACAGTTATTTGTGTAAATCACCATAGTTCCATTGAAATCGTTATTAAATCTACTATAAAATGTCAATGGATCTGGATGATATAATGATGTTGATTTTTCATCCAAATAAACTTCGCCGATCTTTATTCCCCGATTAGTATCATAATTTGCATCCGCATTGATTTGATTAAATAATGATGATGTAATATAAAAGCCAACATAAGCGGGTTTAGTTTTATCCGATTTTACAACTTTACATCTAACAGAAAAATTATAAGTTACATCAGAATAAAATGTCATAAAGTTACTATCATATGCCATTCCAGATTCATTTAAAGATGATGTCGGTTCAAATGGTGTATAAACATGGTTTCTACTTCCAATATTCGTATCGTTTTTAACAATAATATATTGATCATTTGAAGTTGAATTAGTGATTTCAAGTGCATCCATCAAATACGATGCATCTCTTTTAAAGTTAATTGTATTTGAACTACTAAACCAATAATGTTGTGCATGAATAGTATTTGGAAAAGATCCCATACTTTTAAAGTAACTATTCGGTGTGGAATGATCTATCAAACTAAGTGTGTCAACAAAAGGTTCGTCAGCAACAATTTCAAAATCACCGGCTGAACTTAAACTTCTACGATATAATTTATGTCGATAAACGTTGCCAGAAAAAGTCTTAAGATTTTTATAAGTTACAAATGCAACAGACTGATTTACAGATGAACTTGTAATGAATCTATAATCATAACGTACACTTGTAAGTGTCGATGATAAAGAACCCAATGATACATTAGAAATAATTTTCTTATTTTTATTGTTAATGTAATAAATTGGATTCTTTAATTTAACAGTATGTTCATCGACTATATCACTAATCACATTAGATGACGTTAAATTCGTAACAATTTGATCATCAAACTGATTTATATACACCGTTACCAATGAGTTTTTCATTGATGATGATACAATTAGAGAAGGATCGGTGAAAGTAAGTCTATAGTCAATAGGTGAAGAACTAAGATCGAACACATCATAATCATCATTCTTTTTTGGAACCACTGCATACGTAGTAATGGGTGTATTTACAAGAGTGGTGATATAACCAGACGATTGATCTGTAATAACAGGCACATATGTTGATTTAACTGATAATGTTGGTGATTTATAAAAAATTACTTTGGATGAATTTGGTATTGATGGGTTTATTTGAATATTACCAATCCAACGTATTATTTTGTTTGAAACATCTTTGCTTACTATTGTAATTTTTCCAACTCCGTATGGAGTCGAACTATATACATACACTGAAACTCGTATAGCGCCCCCTTCTTTATACGCTATGTTATTTGTTTTAGCGAACTCAACGTACAAAGAATTGCCGTTTACATCTAATACTTCAACTTGAATTGGAGTATTAGATGCCAGTTTATTTGAACCATTTAAAAGAAATGTATTCTTTCCTGCCGTAAATTTAGGATTATACTCTGATAGTATAAAATAATCGGACAAAAACGATGTATCTTCTATATCAACTCTTATATTAGATAAATTAAGTTTTTGTCCAACATTTCTTGCATTTGATATTAACGCCATATGTATTGTAATTAACAATACATATACAACCTATTGAAAATTAATACGTGAAAATCCAGCATCCTTGACAATCTCCAGACGAGTATCCACCATATCTTTCAAGACATCCAAGTGACTAACAATCCATACAAAGTCAAAATTATTCTTTAAAAACGAAAACAAATTAGACATAGCGGACAAATGATCACTATCAGCACATCCAAATCCCTCATCAATAGCAATAAAATTAGGACGTGGTAGATTAGACACATTAATCAATGCAACCCGAATAGCCAGAGAACTAACAAACTTCTCTAAACCACTTGCCAGTTCCAACGGCCACTTTTTATCCTCATATACAATGTATGCCATAATGTTTTTACCATCAGTCTGAAAAGAAATAGTGAATTCAACAATCTGATTCAGGATGTTATTAACCTCAGACTCAATGCCGGGCAATGCTTTAGAGATGATCTGATATTGTAATCCATCCCTAGAGACAGCATCTACATAATATGTGTATGCGTTATGAATCTTCTCGGTCTCCTTTATTTCCGTTATCTTAGATTCGATCTGAGACTTTTGGTAATTCCAATTATTAATCTTACTCTTAGCGTCCGTTATGGTAACGTTAACAGTTCTAATGTTAAAATCGATATTCTTAATATTAGACTTGATGCCATCAATTATTTTTTGAACATTGATATTCGATTCAATTGCATCTTTTGCATCATAATATTCTTTGATCTTGGATGTAATTGACACCAAAGAGTTATTATCTTTTACAATGGTATTTTCCCGTTGTAACTGAAGATTCTCTAAATTAGAAATATTCTTGGTCAAAGTTGACAGATTATTCACCAGATTTCTATATTCCTGATATTGATTTGCAATCAGTTCGATTGTGGTCAATTTATTTTTGACTACATTCAACTTTTCAATCAATCCTTTAGCTTCCATTTTGTCATTCTCAAGATCTTCTTTTGTCTTAATTGCGTCTTGAACGAAAACGTTGTTAACGCAGAAATTACAATTTGGATCATACTTATGCGTCTCAAGTTTTTTCAACTTATCCAATTTATTTGTTACAATCAACTTCTTACGTTCCAACTGACCTTCAATATTAGATGCGTCTAATTTCAAAGTATTATACTCTGAGTATTTAGATTCAATATCGTCCGATTTAAACTTATCAACCTTATCGTTAATAGGCTTAATATCATTCTTTAACTTATCAATATTTGGAATTTCTTGATTAAACTTTGTTTGTTCAGTAATAATCTTCTTTTCAGTATTGATACGTTGTAACTCCAACATACTGATATCAGTATTTGTTACATTTACCTTAACCAATTGTTTCGTAGTCTCGGCAACCTTATCATTTTCAATATCACGACTATCCATCAATGTTTTGAGTTCATCTTCCTTTAGACGAATTACTGACTCTGTATTATTGATATTAGTAGTTAGTATTTCTAACTCTGCGTTATAATCCGTCTTAACAAAGTTCTTCATCAAGATTGCCCACTCACGCATTTTATCGTTGGCTAATCCATGCAACTTATCAAAAATAGTAAGTCCCATAAACTGTGACAAAAGATCCTTACGTTCGGTTTGTCCAAGATCAATAAAAGAACCAGTCTTACTGTTTTGAATACTCAACACCGTTAAAATAAAATCATCATAGGTACCAACGTAATCACGAATCAAATCATTGGTATTACGACGAGCTTCACCATTTAGTTCTACAATTTTACCTTTTTCTTCCTTCCAGAACTTTACATCAACTTTGACACTACCCTTTTTATCAGCATGTCCAATTCGTTCGATAAAGTAATCAACCTTATCAATTTCAAAATTAAACTTACACCGGAATGACATCTTTTGGGTATTCATGACGTGAACGGCTTTAAAAGCACGATCACACTTATCGAATATACAAAAAGATAGTGCCGAAAGAATACTAGACTTACCACTTGCGTTTGCAGCAAATAGTCCCACGACATCTTTCATTTTGCTAAAATCAATTACGTTATTTTCACCATAACTGAACATATTATCAAATTCAAACCGTTTAGGCTTCCACTGAATATTTTTTGCGGTTAAATCTTTAACAATCAAATCATTCAATTCTTTATTGATCTTTTCAACATCACGAATTAGATCATCTGGAATGTTTGTATGTTTGTCCCTAAGATATTCCTCAATCAATTTGTTCTGATATGAAATATTTGAAAGTCCATGAACATTCAAATTTGGTACAACTGAATTAGAAAAAGTTGGAGACAAACTATCTACACGAAGATAGTTGATATCAATAATTTCAGTATGTTTAGAAATTTCTGAAACTACCGTTTTCATTTCAGTTGCCACCGTTTCAAACAACTTAATTCGCAATGTAGTCTTCTTTGGAATATCAGTTATGTCGGTTACCAACTTTCCGTTATTAACCTCCGCCGTAAAATATCCATAATCATTTTTTACTTCAACGTGTTTGAACTTAAATGTCTTCAAGTCCCAATAAACAAAACCATGTCCTTTCAATTCCTCGCCATGATCCTGTTGAATCAACGATCCAGAATAAACCACAACAGGTTTACGAATGTGATTGGAATCAATATGATACTGTTGAAGAACCTGATGACGATGTATATCGCCAAGCAAAATCATTTGATGACCATCAAACAATTCATTTTTGGTGTTACTACTAACTTTATATCCAATATCAGTTACAGCACTGTCAATCGGTCCATGATACAACCCAACAAAATAATTAGCATTATTAACGTAAATCTTAGGAATATCAGAAAATTTAATGAAGTTCTCAGGTGAATGTTCATCAAACACGGAAAAGTTGTTAAACAAAATATCACCAAGTTGGTACACTCCAGTATCCCTAAGATAAAAAAGATTTGGGTGTTGTAACGCATTTACTATAGGTGTTAAACTATCCAATCTATTTTTATTGGTAAGTGTAGCGTCATGATTACCCGCAGTCAATATAGTTGGGCGTAAATCTGCCAAACTCTTCAAAAAATCGGACGTTATTTCAACGCATTCGGGACTCAGATCGCTTTTGTTATGGAAAACGTCTCCAACCACACAAACCACGGTTGAAGATGGCGTTTTAGCAATTGCAGTGTAGAGATTTTTAAATACCTCTTTGTATTCAGAATGACGTTTAGTCAGTCGAACATGAATATCTGCGATGTGCAAAATATTTGTAAAATTACTAACGTCACATTTTAGTTTATTAATCATAAAATTTATACAGATAGTTTCATTCGAAACAAAGATTCAAAATCCAACACTGGTGTGTTTTCAATCAATTCCCATGTTTTTTCAAAACCAATTTCGGACGGATCTTTTCCATCCAGTTTAACCACTTTCGTTTCAATGTTGTTCTTCAATAAAAATTCACTTATTCTAATAGAATCAAACAAAGCATCATTGTCCAAAACGATGTTTACTTTTCTTACTGTATTACAGATCAATGAAGATTTCAACTTATTTGAAAGAGTTTTTCCAAATAAAGGAATTGCGTTGTTTCGTATGGCGATTGCATCAAACGCACCCTCAACCAATGTTATCGGTTGATTATAGTCCACAAACATTTCAAATCCAATAATGTCTTTGGAACTATAACTGTTCACATATTTCATTTTGGCATCTTCAAATACGCTACGAGTGGAATAAAAATTCAACTGGCCAGACGCATCATATGATGGAATTAAAACTCTGCCATGAAATTGACCACCGTCACAATATCCAATATTATATCTCAAAACATCATATTTAGTAATGTTTCGGGACTTCAAGTATTGTAGAGCGTGTCTTCCAACCAAAGTTAAATCATCATCATAAAACGAATGATACTCTTGAGGTAATACTAATTGAACAGTCTGTTCAATCTTTCGTTCAGAGAATATTTCCAAGATGGAACTAATATCATCTTGTGGAAGTTTCCTATATGTTTGGGTATTTTTATAAATCTGTCCAAGATACTCGCTTGATAATCCCAACTTTTTAAATAAAGTTTTGAGAGATGTACCTGATAATCCACACACCCAACAGTGGTATTTACCAGTAATCGTGTTGATTTCCAACTTACGTTTGTAATGTTTACAGACTGGACAAAAATAAACTGCATCAGTCCCCTTTCGAATCTTGGCAGACTGTTTGAATGCTTTATTTAGGATTGTTACGACTTCCGTCTGATACAACAACATGCGTATACTGTATCAGATCCCCAGACTAAATCAACTTATTTTAAGGTTTAAATAAAGCACACACCACTGCATCGTACATGTCACCATTACGTTCGTCCCAACTTCCCTTTTTCTTTTTTTTGTCATATTTGTCAACATCCAAGAAATTGACAATGTTGGCTTTAACAAACTCTTTAGACTTCATTCCTTTGACTCTCGCCTTACCAAACAGTTGTTTACGCATGGT